TAAACCCGTGAACCGTGTCGGCTCCGATAACACTCTGTGCCACCCTTTCGGCAAGGTTACGGTCGTCGCACACAACCCACCCAACCCTTGCCCCCGTGTCGGTTGTATAAATAATTTTGCTAGCCATCACTTCACCCCCTTTACTTCTTCTAATGCGAGAACAAGGGTGGAATGGTGGCGGGCAACAATTCGGCCGTGTTCCTTCCCACCCCACTTGAACTCATCAACGGGGAACGGGGAACCATCAAAAATAGCCTCCGAAGTTGTCCCTTCCCTTTTCTCCCAATATGTCACCGAATCATAAAAACAATTAGCACACTCAAAGGCGGTACCAAGATAGAAGGTCACGGGCGAATCCTTCCCGCAAGACTCGCACGCACCCGAAGACTTCTCCACGGTGGCGACAAGGTGGCGGGCGGTAATTTCTGCCTCGCTTAGATAGTAGGTCATTGTGTCCATTACTTGCCCCCAAAATATGCTTCGCAATCACCACACAAAAAAGTAGCGGATTCAATTTCTCCATCTGTCATTTCCCTATCTTCATTGTCCAAGATGGCGCAAGATTCACAACCCTCCTGCTCATTATCCCAAACCCAACCCATTGCACCAAGGGCGAAGAAGTTCACACCGTCAATAGTCACGGGTTCGTACTCTCCCGTTTCCTCTTCACCGTTCCCGATATAGATAGAAAACACTTGCGAATCCGTAACAAATATTTTTTCCTCATTATCGGGAAGTGCATTTATCACTTCCGCAATTTCCCGACAAGTGTCAAGTGTGAACAACGGGCAAGCCCAACCATTCCATCTAATAGCGGGATTATGAACACCCCGCCACTTCCCAAGATCATCAAGTGCGAACGTCGCACCTACATATTCTGTATTCATTGCTACCCCTTCGGTATGTCGGCGGTATTGCCGATATCTCCACTTTACACAAGTGTTAGACAATTCGCAAGCATTGAAGAAGCTAGACACCCAACGTCACAAAAAGGGATCACAAAACGACACACGAAGACACAAGAAAAAGGTAACCAATCAGGCCCAACCAACCAACCCGAAAACACCACCACACGATTAGGCGGAACTATCCCCCGAACACTTGCCTCCCCCTTGGGGTTGGTTGCCGAACGGCTAGGGGGTGGGGAGGGGGGTGCTAAGTGTGCGCCCAGAATACTTGTTATGTAATTTTTAGGGTGGGGTGGGGGGTACGGCTGCCGAATTGGAGGAACTGGGGGTGTGCCGAGGGCACGGGGGCGGGGAGGTATGTATTATCGGAGAGATCCGTTTTCACTCTTTTTGTGTGTGGATGTTCTGGTGACTGTGTGTGGTCGGGGTAACTACTCTGTGTGGTTGTTTTACGGTTTGGCGGGGTGGGTGTCTGAGCTGCCAACCTTCTAACTTCCTAAGCAAAGAAAAAAAAAGAAAAAAAGAAATCAGCATCTTAAAAATTGTGGATCACCGGCTTGGGTTGTCCACAGTGTCCACAGGGTGTTGTGAGCAACCGAACGTAGTGAGGGCGGTAGCCCAACCGTAGGGCGGGAGTTTCAGGATGATGGATGATCTGGTTTGGCTTTCCCCCACGCTTCAACAGTTGTTTGGACTGTTCGGTGGCCGTAGCCAAAGGTTTTTTAGCCGACACCGTTTCGAGGTTAATCTCTTGATTAGTTGACGTTAATCACGCTGCTTGTTTCTCTTACGCAACAGGGGAAGGTTCGGTCTTGGGTACTTCTTGGTTGCAGGAAACATCTACCCCAGTTCCCTGGTGTGAATTGCCCCGCACCTTGCAACAGGTGTACAGCCGTGCTTGCCTTGACGATTCCCATCGTGGAGGTCTTGCTCTGTTGTTTGTTATCGTAGCAGATGTTGTAGTGTTTGCGTAGGGGTTGAAACGTAAAATTTTATGGGAACTAAACGAGCTGTACCAGCGCAAGATAAAGCAAAATTTTTTGCGTTAATGCAAGCGGGTCATTCTATTAAGGATGCGTGTGCAGCGACAGGGGTGCATTACAACACTGGGTCTCGTTGGATTAAACGAGCGAAAGAACTTTCTGCTGTTACTGCTGAGGCGAAACATCGGGGTCAGTCCGGTGCGGGTTTTGGTGGCAGGCAATCTATTGATTATCAGAAGGCGATGGATGCTGTTGATCTTCCGTCTGCGATTCCGTATGACATGCTTTCGGATGAGGCCCAGCGTGGGTTGGAAGATTTTGATTTTTTTAGGTCGTACTATTTGGGGCGTGTTCCTTCCCCGTGGCAGGTTGAAGCGGCGTTAACTCTTGTAAAACTATTGGAGTCCGACGAAAAAGAATTCGTTGTACTGAATGTGCCACCAGGTGCGGGCAAGTCCACCTTGTTTCACGATGTTGCTGTGTGGGCTATCTGCCGTAACCGGCGTATCCGTGTGATGATTGGGTCTGTATCACAAAACATGGCGAAACTGTATTCCCGTCGTATCCGTGAAACCCTTGAGCGACCTATGCCTATCGAACCTGATCCGATGATGATTGAGAAAGGGTTAGCAGTAAACGCCGAAGGATGCTTGTCTATTGACTATGGAAGGTTTAAACCTGTTGATAAAGGAGCTCTGTGGAGGGCTGAAGAATTTGTAGTGGAACAACTAGATGGGAACGGCCTTGACAACAAAGAACCAACAGTCCGTGCATACGGTATCGAATCAGAGTTTATCGGACACCGTGCCGACCTCTGTTTGTTTGACGACGTTGCTTCCCCAGACAACGCACGAGAATCAGTCGCCCGAGATAAACTTCTTGAACGATGGGACAATGTGGCAGAGGCCCGTTGTGACCCAGGTGGACTCCTTGCGGTGGTGGGGCAGCGACTCGGTTCAGGTGATCTCTATGCACATTGCCTCTCTAAAGAAACCTATGACCTTGATGAAGAAATGAGTTATGACGGCTCAGATATTTTAGATGTTGAAGACCAGTTAAGTGCTGAACCTAAGAAACATAAAAAGTATCGGCACATCATCTACAAAGCGTATTATGAAGAATTGGATACAGGCCCCGAATCTCGATCCTTCAGAGCGAAACCATACCCCGAGGGTCCACTGCTAGAACCGAAACGACTCTCTTGGAAAGACTTGTCGTTTATCCGCCACGCTAAACCTGACGTGTTTAAAGTTGTGTATCAACAAGAGGATCTTGATTTGGATTCTCGACTGGTTGACCGTACATGGCTTACTGGGGGTATCGGCAGAGACGGCGTGATGTATAACGGTTGTATTGATCAGGATCGCAGACCTGGATATGTACCCGAAAACCTAGCGTCACCATGGATATCTATCTGCGCTATTGACCCTTCACCCACAATGTTTTGGGCTTTCGTATGGATCATCTACCAACCGAACACAGGGCTTTACTATGTGGTTGATATCTACCGGTTGAAACTCACAGCTGAAGAAGTCCTCGGATACAACACCACCACAGGGGAATACTTCGGGTTGATGGATGAAATCCAAGAAAAATCGTATGACATCGGCTACCCGATCACACACTGGGTGGTTGAAATCAACGCCGCCCAACGATTCCTTTTAGCACACGATTTTGTGCGTCAATGGCAAACCATGAACAGGGTGAACGTCATCCCTCACACCACTAGCCGTAACAAGGTTGACGAGAATCTTGGTGTGGAAGCCTTACTTCCCCCGTTGATTCGTGCCGGTGCGATCCGTTTCCCAAGCATGCGTGAAAACTGGAAGACTCTTGCAGCTGTTGATGAGTTAACAAAGTGGACTCGTGACAAAAAGAACGGTACTGACATTGTGATGGCTCTATGGATGGCGGTTTTGAACCTGCCTAACCTGACCACACCGAAAGCTCCTCCCCGCCAGTGGCGACCTTCGTGGCTTAACAGTCGGTGATGTGTTATCTTTACTAGTGTTTGCATCTATCTAAAGGTCACGCATGAAGTCAGTTGAAGAAATCGTTGATATCTATAAACAGCGTGTGGATTCTTTGGGTCCTGTTCTTCGACAGATGCGTGAGGTTCGTCAACTTGCGAACGGTGATGTCATTGTTCCTTTGAATGAGTTGGATAGAAACACGAAATCTTCTGTCGCTAACCTTCTAGTCCAAGGGTTAGACCAAATGTCTATGCGTGTAGCTTCGACTATGCCATCGCCATACTTCCCCGCTTTACGGGAAGGTCAAGATCGCAGCATGAAACTAGCCCGTGACCGCAAACGAGCCATGCTCGCCATCTGGGACCACAACCGTATGCCTATGAAGATGCGTCAACGAGCACGACACCTTCTCGCATACAGCAACTCACCTGTCTATATCAAACCAAACTTTGATAAGCGCATCCCTGAATGGCAGTTACGCAACCCACTAGACACTTTCGCTTCCCCACGCATTGATTTAGATAACCCAGTCCCCGATGACGTTATCTTCACCTACCATCGCCCCTACAAATGGTTAGCCCAAAACTACGGCCCTATGATTAACGGTGTTCTTCGTGTAGCAAACCCGAAAGCAGACGACCTTTTCACCATCCTTGAATATGTCTGTGCAAACGAAATCGTACATATTGTTATGGGATCCGAAAAAAACTTTGATCCAATGACAGGACAAACCTATCCTGGTATGCAAGCCATGGAGTTGTCTCGTATCGTAAACCGTGCAGGTATGCCACTGGTAGTGATGCCACAACGAATCACCCTAGACAAACCACGAGGACAGTTTGACGGCATCCTCGGCATGTATTACACCCGTGCCCGCCTTCAAGCCCTCACCGAAATCGCTATCGAAAGAGGCATCTTCCCTGATGAATATCTCGTGTCACGACCTGGTGAAAACGCTGAAATCATCCAGTTAGCAGACGGCAAAACCGGACAACTCGGCGTGGTCAAAGGTGGAGACATCACCCAGTTGCAAACCAACCCAGGCTACAAAACCGATGTTGCCCTAGACCGTCTTGAACGACAGGAACGCCTTGAAGGTGCAATCCCAGCAGAGTTCGGTGGCGAATCCGGCACGAACATCCGCACAGGTCGCCGTGGAGAATCCATCCTTTCAGCAACTGTGGACTTCCGTGTACAAGAAGCACAAGAACTATTCGCATCATCCATGATGGAAGAAGACAAGATTGCTATCGCAATCGAAAAAACCTATTGGGGTAACGCCGCCAAATCTTTCTACATACCTGGCAAGGGTGGCGGTATGAAGGATTACACCCCCAACAAAATGTGGGAAACCGACTTCCACTATGTCGCATATTCGGCTGCTGGTTCAGATGTGAACAGTCTTGTTATCGGTTTAGGTCAGCGACTTGGCACTGGTTTGATGTCTAAAGAATCAGCTCGTGAAGCAGACCCGTTGATTACCGATCCCGAGTTGGAACGTGACCGTATCGTTGCTGAAGGTATCGAATCAGCATTGCTGTCTTCTATCCAGGCACAAGCCGCAGATCCGAACGGCCCGTATCAACCTGATGATTTGGCTTATATCGCAGAACAGGTAGCGACGAACAAGATGAGTTTGCCTGAGGCGATTATGGCTGCACAAAAACGAGCACAAGAACGACAAGCGGCACAGGTTCCCATGCAGGAAAACGGTATGATGCCACCTGAGGCTATGCCTGGTTTGTCTCCTGCCGGTGTCGGTATGGAACAACCTGTTGCTGGTCCAGCACCTTCAGGTATTGAAGGTTTGTTAGCACAACTTGGTGGTGGCGCAGGTCCAGCACCGATGGGAGGAATGGTTTAAATGGCGAAGCAATACCCAAACCGTAGCGATCTTAGAGGTGGGAAACCACCAAAGATGGTTGCAACAGGTCAAACCTACGGCAAAGCTACTGAGCAGATGCAATCACAACAGGCTGTACCTATGGCTTCAGCCCCGACAGATACACCTCCTCGTGTAGCACCTGGCACTATGGGTGCTTTTAATCGCCCCACTGAACGACCTGATGAACCTGTAACAGCGGGCGCATCGTTCGGTCCTGGTCGTACCCCCACCACAGCGTTTGCTCCTCCTATTGAGGATGATGTTGTTGTGGAGTTACGGGCGTTGTATGCGGCATATCCCTCTGATGAGTTGGCTGATATGTTGGATTCATACGTTCGTGAGGGGTACTAATGCCTATTGGCTCATTTGATGTTGTTACCGAACAAAGCCGTTTTGAGCGTTTGCTAAGGGAACAAGAAACAGATAAGCAAAAGAAACAACAGGTTGATCCTGCTGTTGCTCAACGTGCTGCTCAAATCTATAAAAATGCGCCGTATATCCCTGCATCAGTTATTTTGTCAATGGCTAAGAATGGTACAAGCCAGCAAACTGTTGACGGTATTAAGAAAACTGCCGCACAAAAAACAGCGAATGATCTTGATCCACAGAAACCTAAAAAAAAGGGCTGGTTTCAAGAGGTTTTCCACGACAATATAAAGGCTGCTTCTCGTTGGTCTTTTGCAGCGTTACAGTTGATTCCTGATTTGGCTCAAAATGTAGCGTCACAAGCGTTTTCAGCGAACGACCCTGCCGGTTTTGACGGCTGGTTTAAATCAACCCAGTTGGGTACTTTAATGTCTAACACCCAAGAAGCTGGTGAAGGTTGGTTCTTGGGTGAGGAAGCCATGGAGAAACAGGGGGAACGTGCTCGTCGTGTCCGTGGAACTATTAACGGTTCAGCGTGGACTATTGGGCGTGGAGCTGCTGAAGTTGCTTTCGCCCCTGGTTCTAAGCCTTATTCTTTATTGTCTGGTTTTATTGATGCTTCTGTAACTCTTGGAACTGATCCAACTTTGTACGCAGGTAAAGCTTTGAAAAGTGTGAAAGCGGCTCGTGCTGCGATACCTGGTCTTTCTTCACAGCAAGATATTGCTAATGCTTCTCGCCTTGCTCGTGGTGAGGCTGGGTTGAACTCGGCTGAAGGTTTAGCATTTCAAGCTACCGATTTCGGTAAGTTTGTTACCAACGATTCCCGTGCTAAAAGATTTACTGCACGTCTAGTGGAAAACGCTACGGACACCACCAAGTCTGTGGAAGAAAAAACTCTTTATATTCTTGAAAACTGGAAAGGTATTACACCTGCCAAAGCAAGAGAGTTTGCTGAAGCAACAGACGAAACACAGGTTCTTGGTTTGTTGGGTGAAGCATCAGCTCGTTTATCAAACAACACAGATGATCTTTTGATGACCCGTGATATTCGTGATATTAAAATGGCTCGCAAATCCACAGAGTTAGATGACTCATTTAAAGAACGTATGCCGTTATACAGAAATTTACGTAACAGTCGGTGGATTGAAACAATGCCTAAAGGATCTGTGGTTATCAACGGCACAGGCCAAGACAAAACCGAAGCAGTATTGTCATACGCACGTTATTTGCGTGGCAACAAAATAATGGATGACAGCCAAGAGTTTAAAGATGTTATGGGGAAAGTTGTTGCAGCGTATTCATCTACAGATCCTGCTCAGGCCCGTGCTGGGGCAAAACAAGCATACGACTATGCGTTTACTGTTATCGCTCAAAAAGCGGGCATTAAAAGCCCTACGCAAATGAAAGAAATTCAGGATGCTGTAGAAAAAGCCCGTACCGCTTTATCTCGCCTGTACACAGTTGACGAGTTAGGAAATGTGGATGATGCTGGAGCGTTTCAAACATTACGTCAGTATTTACCTGAAGGTGCTTTAGACGAATTTGACCCTAGTGTTTGGGATCAACTTGTTATCTCGGGACCTGGGGCATTGGTTGAGTTAACAGATGAAGTACAAGTTCTTCCTGATTTCCGTAAACTCCGAGCATTAGCAGGGAACCCTTGGCTTACTAGAGCAAGTAAAACAGGTGAACAAAGAAAAGCGGCGGCTATCGCTGAGTATGTTCAGCAAGATATTTGGAAGCCATTAGCACTCGCTACTGGTGGATACATGATGCGTAACATGCTTGACGCTCAAACCCGCATGGCTATGGGAGGGTTCTCTAGTGTATGGCGACACCCTCAAGATTTTATTATGTGGGCTATGCGTAAAAAGGGTCGCTTTGATATTGCCGGTGAAGACTTTGGTGGGGCTATCGAAAAAGGTTTAAAAATCAAAGATGTTGATTTGCTTACAGCCAGTGCTAATAAGGAACAAAAGAATTTTTGGAACGCATTAACTTTTGACCTACACAAAAATCTTAAAGATCCTTCATATGCTGAAAGCAAATTGTTCAGAAACGATTCTTTTGGTTTAGCGGCAAGAACGGCAGACCCTGGTGCTCATACAACAGGGTATGTGGATAACCTTGGTCAAATAAATAGCGACCCCATCAACGGTTTCTTGTCTGGTTTAATTACACAAGGTTTAACAAAGGACCAGCGTCGCACCAAGATTATTGATTGGTTGAATCAACCTGATCAAAAAGAACTTCTTGGTCAACTTAGGGATTACTTTGAGTCCGGTGTAGAAGTAATGCAACCTGGCGTTAACAAGAAAGTTCTTATCCCTATAACTGGTCCGATAGATGAAGTTGTTTATGAATGGGTTGACAAACTATCCGAATTAAAAGTCAACAGCGTTACCCGTGGAAACGAAAACCTAAACATTGTCGCTGCACACAACCGTGTCCCATTAACAGAGGTTGCCCCCAACGGAAGACTTGTTGCTGTCGGAAAAGAACAAACCTTCGTTAATGATATTGACCCCGATAATTTTATTACAGGCGCAGGTGAACCTGGTTCTATTATCCGTTTAGCTGACGGTAAAGAAGGTGTCATTATCCGTGTCGAGGATGTAGCCCGCCCAGGTATTAATCCTTTTACTGGTCAACCTTTTCCTCCTGAGGCCCGAGCAATAATCCAACCTGTTCACAACGGGTCTGCTTTTTCTGCTGATGGTTTAGGAACCGAAAATCTTCGCAACCTAATTGACGATATGGGTGATAACGGAGAGTTGGCAAATATTGTCAAACGAGGTGAGCGTGGTTTAGCAGATGACCCAACACGCTCAAGCAAGTTTGAGCAAGCACGTAGTTCTTTTGTGGATTTCTTTTTTGCTGGCTTATACGGTAAGGCAACACAAGTCCTTGAAAAGTCTCCTGTGTTTCGTCAGGCTTATTACCGTGAGGTGTACGAAAACGCTGACCTTTTATCGCCCGCCGCAGCTTTTGACATTATTACAACAGCACAGAAAAACGCTGACAATCTTGGTGTCAAGTTAGATAACTATCTTGGCGGTAAGCAGGTTCGTAAACGTCTTGATGAGATTGCAAACTCTACTTCTGATGCCACAGGGACTTTGGAACAGTTAGATGCGTATGCTAAAGCAGTTGCTTTGAACGACACTAAACAACTTTTATATAACGCTACCGAACGCACAAACCTTGAAGACGTTATGCGTATCGTTGTACCTTTTGGTGCGGCATGGAAAGAAGTTCTCGGGACTTACGCCAAAGCAGTTATTGAAGACCCCACCCGCATCCGTAAAGCACAGTTGATTGTTACTGGCGGTGAACGATCCGACATGGGAATCTTTGGCGGTACCGAAGGTGAAGGTTTCTTCTATAAAGATGCCACCACAGGGGAATACTCATTTAACTTTCCGTTGTCGGGTTCTATCAGCAAACTGTTAACAGGTCAAGATGTAGCCCTTCAAGCACCATTGAAGCGTATCTCTATCGGTCTTGGAGTTGTCCCATCTATCGGGCCGATGGCTCAAATCGCAGCATCCCGTATCATTCCCGATACTCCATCAGCTGACTTCATTTCATCATTCCTTTTGCCATATGGCGATAAAACAAAATTGCAGTTAACCCCTATGTGGGTGACACGTATGATTGAAGCGGTAGAAGGAAACACCTTAAACCTTCAAACCGTCTATGGAAATACCTACATTGAAACGCTTCGTGCGTTGTCAGCATCCGGTGAATATAACCTTGCCGATTTTGATGAGCAAGAAAAACTTTATGCTGATGCCCGCAATAAGGCCCGTATCATCACAGGTCTTCGGGCATTAGGTCAGTTCTTTGGTCCAACATCACCATCGCCTGAGTTCAAGATTGACACCCTCCAAGGTGACATGTACGGGACACAGTTGGTGAAAGAGTTCCAAAAGTTGCAGTCAGAAAACTACGACACTGCTGTAAAACGGTTCCTTGAGATTTATGGCAACAGTGCAATCCTGTATTTGTCCAACAAAACCGAATCCGTTGCTGGTGGTCTTGAAGCCACCGATGATTTTGGTGACTGGGAACGAGGCGAAGGCAAAGGACTTATCAACAAGTACCGTGACGTTGCCGGATTTATGGCTCCAGCAGGAGACGACTTCTCATTTGAGGTGTGGTCACGCCAAATCGAAAAAGGTTTACGCCGTCGCTTGACGGATCGTGAAATAGTGGAGTTGGCTCAGTATCGTGTTGCAGCATCCCAGTATCGGGAACTTCGAGACAAACTTCCCGCTTCTCCATCTGACGAGCAGAAAGCATGGTTGCGTCAGTGGCGCAAGAAACTAAACAGCCAATACCCTGGTTTCCCCGTTGTAGCAGAGTTCAACCCTGGTGAGTTCCCAGGAAAAATTGAACAGTTGGGTCGTCTCGTGCAGGAAGAAGCGTTGGCTGATAATGATGTCGCTAAAGCAACTCGTCTGTATTTGCAGGCACGTCAGAAAGCAATCCAGCAGTATGTGAACTCGGGTGGTTCAGAGGGTGGTTTTAAGACAGCGCAGGCTACGGCGAATCTTCGGGAATGGCTTGTTGGGATTTCTAAAGCTATCCGTGAGGAAGTCCCCGAGTTTTCCCGTATTTATGACAGACTATTATCTGCTGAGGTTGAAGAATGAGTAACGCACAAAACGAAGATTTTAATATTGATATCAATCCACCTCCTGCCGTGTTCGGTGGCAGTGGTGGTTTTTCTTTAATTCCTGGTACAAGGTTGTCTCCACGGCAAGTCAGGGATACTACCCCTACTGAGGGGTTGGTTTTCTCCCAAGAAGATTTCACCCCTGAAGGTTATGTGGGTACGAACCTTGTTAACCGTGATGGTGTTATTGCCCGTGGGCAGTACAGCGATAATGAGGCTTACACAGAAATAGCCAAGTTAAACCCTGTTGATCGCCGTGCTTTTCTAAACACTTTGCAACGGTTCGGTGTGTATGGTTCTAGCCGACCTTCTTCTACTGGGTTTAGTTCACAGGATTTTTCTGCTGTTCGTGAAGCAATGCTGTACGCCAACGCTAAAGGTGTAACACTTGACGTTGCTTTGTCTATGTTGGCTACAGAAGCACAACCCATGGGCGGTGGTGGTGGGGCAAGAATCCGTACCACACCGAAAGAAGATTTGCGGGCTGTGTTCCGTCAAGTTTCCAGCCAAACCCTTGGTCGCCGGTTGTCTGATAATGAAGTAGAAAAATTTGTTAAATCGTATAACCGTATGGAAGTTTCTGAAGCAACAGGTGGACAGTCTGCACCATCAGCACAGGTCGCAGCAATGGAAGCAGTCGAAGCGGGTAATCCTGATGAAGCCGCAGCGATGGGTGCTTTACAGTTGACGAACATTATTGATCAAGCAATCAAAGGATTAGGATAATGGCTAGAGATTTTTCTACTGTTGAAAAAGAATACAACTCGGCTAAAACTAGGTTTGACCGTTTCAAGGTTTCCCCTAATCGTGATGGTTCTTACACGGTTAGTAATAGAAGTTATACGGCAACTGAGTTTAACCGTTTGCGTCGTGCTGCCGAAGCAGAGTTTAAAAAAATTGAAAAAGAATACAAGGCTGTTAGTGTTCCTAGAAGGGAAAAACTCAACGAATTAAGAGCATTAGAAAAAGAAGTTAAAGATTTATCGGAAAGGTTTGTTGCTGGCCTGCGAAGTAAGCAGGGCCGTAGGATTACACAGTCTGATATTGACGTAGCAAACAATCGTATTGCCGTATTACGCCAAGAGGTTGGGGGTAAATCTTCTCCTTCTGCTACCCCTGTATCTGCTGACGTTGCTGAACGCCGTGCTATGGGGTCAACCACCGCTGGGGCTACGGGACCTACAGGCCCTGCAGATTCTACTGGCTCTGGTGCACCTGGTGGTGGTGGCGGTGGCGGTGCGGGGGGCGGTAGAGGCGGGCGTACCCCTAGACCTAAACTTCCTAAAAACTGGGAAGCCAAATTCCGTGAAATGTTCCCCCAGCAATCATGGCTTTTAGACATTGACCGTAGTAAATACTCAGGTTTGTACAAGTTAATTCAGCGTGGTGTCACAGACAGAATGTGGGAATCACCTGAGTCCCAAGCCCGTTTTGCTGCCGAACTAAACAACACAGATTTTTTTGTTGAACTTAAAAACAAAGACACAGTTAGAAGCATTAAAGCCGTTGTCGGTGATCTTGGGTTTGATTCTGTACCGTTCAACAAGTTCCTAACCACAGCAATGAACTTTGGATGGGAAGGCGATGTCCTCAAATCTGAGGTGTACAAAGAAGCGTTTCGCAAAGATGATAACGGGAACTTTGTCAATCAAACAGCTGTTACTCGTGCTAAAGCCTCTACGGATTATAAGAAAGCACAAGCTTTTGGTAGGGCTTTTTTCAGCACTGTCAGCGACAGCACTATCGAGCAACGCTTAACTGGCGTTATTACCGATGAAGACCTTACCCGCCAACAGCGAGAACTAGCCAAAACCCGTTACGGGCATCTCGGAAACCTTATTGATCAGGGGTTAACCTTGGAAGATATCGCTGGGTCTTTCCAACAGCAAGCTGCCCGCATCCTTGAAAAAGATATAAACGCTATTGATATGGGTTCAGCCGATTTTGAAACTGCTTTCAACTTTGGGGAAACTGGTCAGAAACGAATGATGTCCACTGGTGAGTGGGAAATCTTGTTGCGGTCTGACGCTAAATACGGTTGGGATAAAACGGAGAACGCTAAACAGGAAGCCCGTGGTTTGGCTGCCAATATCGCCCAAGCATTTGGAAGGATTATCTAATGGACCCCACAACAGACACCACGCCAACCCCTGCGGAAGCTCAAGCATCAGCCTTCAGGATTTTAGAGGAAACTCTTAGGTTTTATGGTTTGGTAACAGATTCAGATACCAGACTTTTGACAGCAGTTCAAGCCTTATGGACTGGTAAAAGAATTACTGACCAGTCAGGTATTGACGATATTGGTATAGCGTTGCGTGACAATCCTGCGTTTCAAGAACGGTTCCCCGCCAACGAAGCACTTAAAGCCGCAGGCAGACCACAGTTCAGTGTCACTCAGTATCTTCGTGAAGAAGCCGCATACAAGACAGCCTTGCAAAGTGCAGGTATGCCACAAGGTTTCTATGATGACCCATCAGATTTTCAGAACTTCATTATTGGAGATGTGTCTCCTGACGAGGTGGAAGCCCGTGCTCGGCTTGGATATCAAGCGGTACGTCAAGCAGATCCTCAAGTGGTTCAAGAATTCCAACGCCTCTATGGGGTTTCGGAAGGTGAACTGGCGGCGTACTTTATTGACCCTCAACGGATGCGCCCAACCTTTGACCGTTACGAAGCAGAACGACAGGCACGTGCCGCACAGATCGCTGCGGCAGGAACCACACAAGGTGGGATGACAATCAGCCAGCAACAAGCTGAAGGTTTAGCCCGTGCAGGAATCACCTCACAAGAAGCACAAGCAACCTTCACAGCGTTAGGCGACACACAAGAACTGTTCCAACCTCTGCAAGCAGGCGAACAAGCCATTAGCCAAGAACAACAAATTGCTGGGGCTTTCGGATCAAACGCTGAAGCACGTCGAGCAATCGCACAACGCCGTCGTTCCCGTCAAGCAAGTTTTGAATCCGGTGGTGGGTTCGCAGCAGGTCAAGGCACACAAACAGGGTTAACAACAGTCGGAGAGTGACGGTGGTTGCATAACACTAAAAGTTATGTAACTATTAACACGATGCCGAGTGCAGGACTTACTGATCGCCCCCCGAATCAGTGACGAACATATGGGGTGTAACAACAACAGGAGCCATTCATTTCCCTCCGAGATGGATGCGGCCTTCAAATAAGGAGAGTGCCATATGTCAGAGATCGAATACGATGATTTCTCAGACGACGACCAGACGGAATTCCAGTCGAACCCAGTTCGGCAAAGAATGAAGCAACTGGAAAAGGAAAACCGTGAGTTCAAAAAACAACTTGCGGAATCCCAAGAAGCCCAGAAAAAACTGGCTTTCGTTGAGGCAGGTATAACCCTGAACTCTCCGATGGCTAAGTATTTCATTAAAGGCTACGACGGTGAACTTTCCCCAGAAGCAATCCGTGAGGCCGCTATGGAAGCCCAGTTGATTACACCCGAACCGGCAGTTAACGAGGATGACCGAAACGCTTGGCGTGAAACTAACCGTATCGCCAGCGGATCAGAAGTCAGCCCCGAACCTAAAGGTTGGGCGGAACGTATAAACCAGGCTGAGTCTGAGTCAGAACTCATGTCTATCTTTGCAGAGGCACAAGCTCAGGGCATTGACCTGAGTAATTAATAACCCCTCAACTTCTGTAAAGGAAAAAACAAAATGGCTGATTATTACGCAGCAGAAACCGGAACGGGCAACCTTTCCGTTGACCAAACCGCATTTGAAAAACTGGCTTACTTCGCCCTTCGTGACGAAATGTACTTTGACCAGTTCACCGAAGTGCAGGCAACAAACGCAACCAACCCTGGTGCAACAGTGACATTCACTATCTTTCAAGATATGGCTGCCGCTATCACACCTTTGGGCGAGGCTGAGGATGTAACCCCTGTTGCTTTGAGCGATAGCCAAGTGTCGGTCACATTGAACGAGTACGGTAACGCAACTGTTACAACAGCGAAGCTTCGTGCAACATCGTTCCTTCCTGTTGATCCAGTGGCTGCTAACGCTGTTGGTTACAACGCTGGTTTGTCTATTGACACCATCGCTCGTAACGCTGCACAAGCAGGAACCAACGTAATCTACGGTTCAGGTGGAGCATCGCTTCCAACAAGCCGTTTGACAGTTGGTGCTGATGACACCCTCACAGCGAACGACATCCGCAAGGTTGTGGCTCAGTTGCGTAAAGCAAACGTGCCAACCATCGGTGGTTCGTATGTTTCGGTGATTCACCCTGACGTGTCCTACGACTTCCGTAGTGCAACTGACGCAGCAGCATGGCGTACCCCTGCTAACTATGTCAACCCACAAGGCATCTACACCGGTGAAATCGGAATGTTTGAAGGTGTTCGCTTCATTGAGTCCCCACGTGGCCCAGTGTTCGCTAACGCATCAGACGGTTCAGGATCATCCGGCAATGTTGATGTTTACGGAACTTTGGTTATGGGTCGCCAGGCTCTTGCTAAGGGTATTTCCCTTGGTGGCGAGTACGGTGCTCAGCCAACGGTTGTGTACGGCACAGTGACTGACCTTCTTAAGCGTTTCCGCCCTGTGGGTTGGAAGCACTTCGTTGGTTACGGTGTGTTCCGTCAGGAAGCTTTGCGTCGTATCGAATCTTCTTCGAGCATTGGTGCAAACTAAGTAGTTTTTACTACCTTCATGGAGAAACCCCCTGCCTTCGGGTGGGGGGTTTTTCTTATGCTATGGTCAAATGCGTAACCTCTTATTAGGAGAATCATTATGGTCGCAAAGAAAACTAATGTTTCAAAACAACCTGTGAAGCCGAAGCCTGGTAAGCCTGGTAAGCCTGGTAAGCCTGGTCGTAATCCTAAAGACCCTCCTATGAGTATCCCTAGGGATCCTTCCCGTAAGGTTCCTAAAGACCCTCCTATGAGTATTCCTAGGGACCCTTCACGAAAGATGCCTAAGGATTCTTCCCGTAAAAAATCTGATCCTCAGGAAGCTTTACGTAATGCTTATATGAACTCTTTGGAAAGAAAAAAGAAGAAGTAATTCCTTCCCCTGCCCTGTTATGGCGGGAGGTTTCTTGTGTTATATTCAAATGTGTAGCCCCTGATTAGGAGTAATAAAATGGCAGCAAAAAAAGCACCCGCAAAGAAAGCACCTGCGAAGCCTCGTTCGTCTGGTGGTTCACGAGACTATGATGATAAAGTTAGTAAGGCAAAAGCCACTAACCGTGCATTGGCAGACCGTGGTCAAGCAGTACAACGCAGTTTATCAAGAGCAAACTCAGATATTGGCGTTTCTATTATAAGGGGCAACCGTAATGCCTTAACAAATAAAGCAGGAAAAGACGCTCGTAGTAGAGCCTCTAAATATGGCTCTCCTATAAGTCCTACTCAAGTAGATGATGTTCCATCCCAGGTAGAGCGGCCATATTTTAGAGGTCGTGGAGATAGTATTATTACGGCTACTACTAGAGTAAAAGCACCAGGCGGTTATCTTGATGTAGTTGAAAAGAAAGTTCAACGTGGTGGCGGGCGTGATAAAAAACTGTCAACAACAGTTTCTGGTGTAGTAAACAAGAAAAGTAAGTCTGGCGACCTTGGTGCTCAGCGTGCTACTCAACGAGCAAAGAAAAAGAAGTAGATTTAACTACCTCCTAGTTAGTGAAAGACCCTTCACCTTCGGGTGGGGGTCTTTTGCTATTCTAAAGCTATGCCTTTCTTTCGCCCACCCACAGATGACTTTGTTACATGGTCAGACGAAACCACTGAAGGCATATTTAAATATTTGAAACCATGGCCTCGTGGTAGGAATGTTTTCAAAATGCTTGACGGATCATTCACCGAGTGGCAACCATCAGACATGACTATGGTGGCGAAGATTTACCACGGTGGACACATCCACGATATTGACGCTAATGAGGAAGCAGATTTGATTGCTGCTGGATATGGGGATTACATTGAAGCATCGTGAGATTCATCCTGATTTGGATGTTGAAGGCTGTTTTGGTTGTCGTGTAGCGGGTGTGTCGTTCGGGGCTAACACGACAACTACTCGTGGAGCTGATGTTGATCGCATCAATAAAACAGATAAACAATGGAACGCTGATATGCCTGCCTATAAGCGTTTACGGCAACAAGGGTTGCATCCGAAATCTATTGATGGTGCATCAATCTTGGAGAAGCATGCTACGGAGCGTTGGCAGATTGAAGGTGCTGCGAAAGTGCTGTCGGAGTCTGAGTGAACTATCAGTCGTGGCGGGGGTTTCCAAATCCGAACTTCGGGTATGGATCTATGTTGAAAGGTTTCGTTGATAATGTCCCCATTGGATGTTCTTTTGATTCTCGGGCTTCTGTCGATGTTTATATGGGAGTTCCTTTTGGGGTTAGGGATTGGTTAAAAGGTCAGCATCGTGTGTGTTTCACAATGTGGGAAACCGATACGTTGCCTGGTTCTTTTATTCGTTGGTTAACCCAATATGATCAGGTGCTTGTCCCGTGTGAACATAATGTGGAGTTGTTCAGTAAGTACCATAAGGATGTGAGGATGGTGCCGTTGGGGGTTGAC